AACAAACAGCAAGAGATGCTACAGCAGATACCAAGATAACTAACGCTGATTCTGTAGCTAACTTAAAGACAGGAATGAATGAAGTGATTACAGAGGTAGGTGATTTATAATGGCAACAGAAATTCAAGGCGCAAAAATTGTAACCGAAGAAATTGAAAATGCTGCGGGGGCGAATCCTTATTCCATCACATTAGGAACAGTATCTACAGCTACTGGCGACGCAACCATTGATTTTACATCCATACCAAGTGGAGTCAAACATATAACAGTACTTGGAAATCAAATATCAACATCAGGCACTTCTCCTATTTTATTTCAGCTTGGTGATGGAGGAGGGTTCGAGACTGCTGGTTATTTAGGCGGAGAGTTTAATCTTGCGACGCAAAATTTAACAAGCACAGCAGGGTTTAATGTTCATTCCGCTACTGCGGCAGCAGGGCTATATAATTTTGTTGTTAATTTATTTTTAGTAAACTCTGCATCGAATATTTGGGCAATGCACGGACATATGTCAAGGACTGACTCTGTGCAAATACATTCTGGAAACGGCAGTAAAACACTTTCCGCAGAATTGACTCAAGTCAGAGTAACTACCAATGGTGGAAGTGAAACATTCGATGTTAATGGTGGCATTAATATACAATTTCAATAGGAAAATAATATGGCTGACGTAACAGAAGTAAACGTACAAACAGGGGAAAAGACAACACGTTCTTACACCCAAGTAGAAAAAGATAATATTGTCGCAATGCAACCAACGACTGATGAAAAGTGGGTTAGCGTAAGAAGTAAACGTGATATGTTATTAAGACAATGTGATTGGTGGGGATATTCAGATGTAACTATGTCAGATGCACAAACTGCTTACAGAAAAGCACTAAGAGACTTACCTGCATCTGAAAGTAATCCTGACGATATAGTATATCCAGATAAACCCTGATGGCACATGTACCTTGGTACGCCTATTTATTAATTTTATTCCTACCACTTTTAGTAAATACAATAGTTGGAATTTATATACAACTATATCTTAAATTAATAAACAGACAGGAAAAGAATCCTCCTTGGACATATAAGAAAAGTTTAATTAGTGCAATTCTTATTGGTGCGCCTATGGGGGCATTAACACAAGTTTTATTACAAGAGGCATTAACTCCTTACGTTTACCTGACTGAGGAAAGTGCGTGGAATCTAGTAATATTTGCAGCAGTCTTTAGTCCCTGGCTAATAATGATTGGTTATAAAACAATCCTCTGGTATAGCAAGAAAAAGAATTACGAAATACTTTATGAATACTTTAGAGTTCGTCATGCAAAGATAGAATATCCTGATGAAGACTCTGATTTTACAATTCAACACTATCGACAAAATCACGACATCAAGGAAGAATAATTATGATTGACCATCCTCAAGCTGTAGTTAAAGCCATAGATTTTATTACATATTCTTGTTCAGGATGGGCTTGCGTAAGTGCCTATGTAAATCATTACTCAACTCTATTTGCTTTAGGAATAGCTTTTTGCAGTTTATTGGTTTCACTAATATACAAGCATTTGAATTATAGAAATGAAACAAGAAAGTTAGATCGTATGTTCGGTCAAGAGGATTGAGTTATATAATTACCAGACAATGTAATCTCTGAGCCTTTAATCCATTTACCATAAACCTCTGCTATCATAGTCGTGTCTTTATGCCCCATCTGTTTAGCCAACCATTCTCGGTTCGCACCATCTAATAACATATTACTAGCGTAACTATGCCTAATTTGGTATTGATTCCTGTAAGGTACTTTGGCTAAACGGCAGATTCTTCTAAACTCTTGGTTACTAATCTGTTCGGGAAAAATATATTCATTAAAGCTAGATACTAACTTCTGATTGTTTAAAGCTGTTTTTGCTCTGGTAGGAATACCATTAATAATAATAGCAACACTTCTTCTACTTGATTCTGTTTTAGGATCATCCTCTTTCCAATTAATTAATCTCCTTCTAACCCTTATCTCATCTACACCTATATCTTCCCATTTTAATCCATATAATTCAGAAGGTCTTAGACCTGTAAAAAAAGATACTTCCAAAGCGTTTCTCATTTTTCCGGCTTTACTTAACATTCTTTCAGCCTCTACTAAACTAAACGGATCGACCTCATGTGTCGATTTTTTTATGTCCAAAAACATTGAAATCTTAGCATTGTGTAATGGGTATTTTATCTGCATATTAGTTTCGACAGATAACATATCATAGACACCTTTTAGTGGTATCAATCTGTTGCTTATTGTTTTCTTGGTAACATTTAATGTTTTCAAATAATCCAAAATAGGTTTTGGATATTCCATTAAACTACCAACAGTATGTTTACCAAGCACTTCAGTAAGAATAGAAGTCTCCTGGTTATACTTTCTATAGGTATTGTCTCTGAGGTTTTTTCTTCTTAATACAAGCCATCTTCTAGCTGCATCCCTAAATAATTCATTTGTTGGTGACATGCTAACTCCATAAATTGTGTTGAATCTAGGCGAAAAAAGGCAAACCTAACCTACCCTACAGGGTGTGTTGAATCTAGAATTTTTCTACTATAAAAAACAATGAGTTACAACTTACTTTTTAGTACCCCCTAAAGGGAGAAAAAGCATATATTATTGTTGTTCAACAATACAGGCATTTTCTACCTTGCAAATAACATCAAAGTCATGTTTATTCTTAGCATAAGTCGCTGACAACAGCCAAGTTGCGAGAATAATACAGACACCAAGAATAATTGCAGCATATTCAACATCACCAGTTAAATTTAACATTAGCTTAAAAAATCTAAGTCGTCATCATCATCAGATGGTACAGGAGCATTACTACTACTTTCCTGTTTTTCACTTACTGAAATAGAAAGCATTGATTTACCTTTTTTCGTTACTTTTTTCCATGCAGCAATATTCTTTTCTTTCCCATCTATATTGATTGTTCCTGTCATATCAGGTGCTTTTTCATTATCACGTTTATAATCGTTTATAAATAAAACACCTCTATTCGTATTGTCATATTGTTCGGTCATATATAATCTCCCATTTAGGTTCAGGTAAGGTTGGTTTAGGTACGGATTTAGAAAATCGTTTCGGTGGTTCTTTCTTTTCAAGATTGTTAGTCCAAAAATTATGGAGCGTTTTGACGGCAATTTGCCCCCATCCTGAGTCAAATTTCAATTTAAAAACACGAAAGGCATCAGGAGTCCAGTATATTAAAAGAGTCTCTAAACTATCCGAAATTTCCATATTTATTTGGCATTGAGCATAATAATGATGAGGAACTGCATCAGGTATTACTCTATAAAAAGGACATTTGAACTCTACAAGTGGTTTATTCACCAAATACATATCATGATTGGGGTGAATGATGAGTTTGAAATCATCTGATTTTCCTCCATCCACAAATCCATCTGGAGTGCAGCCTAGCCATTCATGATCGGGGTGAATGATGAATTTTTGGTCATCCAAGACATCAGTACAAAATACCCCAAGTTCATTCTCAAAAGCATTTAAGGCATTTTCTTCATTATCATTGCCCCATTGGGTCATTTCATTCCCTTCAAATTTTTCTTCCCCGGTGATTAAACGATAGGCTTTTTGTCTGGAGCAATACTTATTCAATCCAAGTATTGCACCAACCATAGAACCAGTTATTTTTCCTTCCCGATCAGGACTCAGCATTTCTATCTGCCTCTTTTTCATCTGCCTTTTTCGCAATCTCATGTAAATCCTTCTTATGATCTTGCGTAAAGCCGTCTAATTTTTTACCCTTCAATTCATTCCATTTTACTTTTAGGAATGTTACTCCTTGTTCAGCAGACAGCATTAACTCTTTAAGAACTTCTGGATCAACTTCTTTTGCAACAACTGAAGATTCTCTTAAATCTTCATTAAGATATAGACCAATACCTAATCCAAGATATGCACAGCATTTTACTAGACATCTTTGATGTGCTGTATTTACTTGGAATGAATTGGGATTTTGAATAGCCTTATTTGCATAATTTAAAACAGGGAAAACTTCTGTTACTGTTTTCTCATCAGCAGTTACAGTTACTCTAACAAATGCCCAACCATCGTGGTCAATGGTGTAGGGTAACTCTATGTTCCCTACTTGAAAGAAATTTTTCTCAAATCTAAAAACTGAACAATTTTCGTGCATGTATATTAATGCACCTGCCCAACTCAGATAGTCCAAATTACCCTTTTTTTCAACGTATTTCGATACATCAACTTCTGATAATCGTTGAAATAAACTTTGTTTTTTTGTCGCCATTTTAGTTCTCCATCGCGTTTTTAATTAGTGCATCTACCATTGCTATAACTTTGACACCAACAACACATTCATATTCATAATCGTTACCAACTATTTGTAGTATTTCAGTAACGTCAAATTGATTCCACGCATCATCCCCAACTGGGTTATATTTTGAATGATTCCCAGTTCGGAAATCCTCAAGAGTTTGTTGGAATATTTCATCATTAGTTGGTTTTTTCGGTGGTCTAATGGGGGTAATATTGTTGGTCATTTTATGCACCATTTAGTAACCCCTACTGGATTTACTTTCCTGATATGAGTGAGTACACCATCTATTTCCAGTATATCGACTCCATATTTTTTCTTTAGTTTACATGCTAGTTTTGCCAAATATTTACTCTCATCATTTATAAGTCCTTCTGTTACTTCATCTAATTCAGAAATTGTTAGTTGAGACATTTGTAACCTCCTAGTTCGTTACGTTAATGTACTATATTTCATACACTTATGCCTCTTTCCTAAAATAATTTGCAATAGTCCTTGTTTCTGTTATTATTTTTTACTTATGATTATTTGTACAGTAACACACCAAATAAATCAAGCAGAAATTCATAGCAAAGGCCGTAAAGAGCCAAAACCTCCTAGAACTGGGCGGTCGAAAGGCTGCCCTTCTTTTTAATATGGCAGGTGATTGGATTAAGTTTGAAAATTGCACCCCGGACAAGCCGGAGGTGTGGGCTTTGGCGGAACGGTTAGAAATTGACCCGGATGCCGTCATCGGGAAACTACTCAGAGTATGGATTTGGTTCGACAGACAGACCGAAAATGGTAACGCTCCAAGCGTTACAAAATCGTTACTCGATAGTAACGTATGTTTGAAAGGGTTCTGTGATGCGATGATTTGGAGTGGTTGGATGGTAGAAAAGAACAACCGTATTACACTAACAAATTTCGATAGACACAACGGTAGTACCGCTAAGAACCGCATTTTAACTGCAAAAAGGGTAAGTGTGAGCCGAAATAAATGTAACACAAATGTAACGGTTCAAGCGTTACCAAGAGAAGATAAGAGAAGAACTAAAGATAGTCCGAATTTTGATACCTTTT